CCCAAATGAAAGCAATTAAGGCGTAAACCCCAATTGCCCCGGTTCAAGCCGGGTCGTCATCGTAAATAGCCTATGCGGAGGCTAACCAACGTAAGTTCCGTTCGGGTGTATCCCGAATTGTCGAGCGTAAGGTGACTTTGCGAGCCACGCAGGCGCTCTAGGAGCTTGTTCCATGAAGATAACGTGATAGTCATCGACATGCCGGGTAACCGTGTATTTCAACTTCGTCGTCGGCCTCCTTGCGGGGCCTTGTGACTTATAAGAATACAACAAGTTCGCTAGCTGTGCTAAGGGAGCATAGGCTTCGGGTTCAGCATAAAAAACTTGAGGTGTCAAAACCTCAATGCTGGATACCCACTGATTAGAGTCTCTCACGAGCTCACCATCAGCGCCTTTGACTAGTCTCCCCCTCACTTCGGTGAGCTGGGGCCCGTACCAACCATGGAGAACTCTGTCTCCAAGGTAGTCGGGTCCATACATATTCCGAAACCTTCGGGGTATCTGATCTTTCACAACGGTCAGCACTCTCGTGCGTACATTGGGATATTCGTCTACGAACCTCTTTTTAAGGAGATTGTGCATAGAAAAATAATCAGCTGGTTGCTCAAACGAGTCCGACAGTTTGACAGTGTTTACACACTGCCCCCTGAAGTAATCGCCGCCGCAACTCTCACGGAACTCCCCATCGAAGTAAGACTTCTGGAGATTTACCGTGAACCCGCAAACTTCGAAGATTTTGGCGACGTCGGGACCGATTTCAGTCGGCACGATGACGTCATCCCCATAAACGGAGATATCACCTAACTTTATGAGATCGAGCGCAGTAGATTGTCCGTGAGGACCTACTGGCTCACCATCCAAGCATTTAACCCACGCAGCTGCGTAGGCTAGGCTTAAGAAGGTGAGAGTCTCTAACTCAAACGTAAACCCATTACCCATAGCGGAGAATTTGTGGAGATGAATCCACTTGCCGTCAACTCGCGTTGACGGTTCCCTGAGACTATCGAGTAGATCCCACCAAAGAGGATTGCGCGAGCACAATCGTTTGATAAGATGGTAGGCCTGCGTGTCGCTAGCGCGTTCTGAATCTATGGTGGCGTATTCCCCAGTTGCTGACCCAATTTGAGCCAACCGCTGGTGATGTCGTTGTCCATTTACGAGATCCAGACCGAGTACACACAGTAAACGCTGCCTCAGTTCCTGCCCAAGGGCAAGCTGGTAAGCAATGTTTACGCTCGGACCTTTCGCGCATGCGCGGTCGATCAGAGCCGTCTTCGGAACCGTGAAGAAGGAATTACCTTCTACGATTCTTGGACGTGCGTTACTTTTATAATACCCGTCACTCTTAGTTAGGGCACGAGCCCATGCTGTTTCGCTCCAAAGTGGGAGCAGAAAGGAAGCACCTTGAGTGAGCGTCAGCCGGGATGATACCTTGTCGAGCACAGTTGTGTGCGAGGCAGGATCGGATTCTGTCGTACCGGGGCCAAAGCGGGGCGATAAGTCCATCGGGCAGGGCCCGAGAACATCGCAAAAGAATGAACCAGCAACATCCAGGAGGAGATTTATAGTAGGACAATTAAGCCGACCATCTCGCAAAAAGATATTAGTGATCATGCACTCTTTTTCGCTTTGAAGCCAAGACTCCTTAGCAGCAGC